AATAATCAAGAAAATAATCAAGAAGAAAATAATTTTTTAAATATGAGCCAGGCGGATTTTGATAAAAAATTAGAAATACAAGAGAATGATTATGAGAAAAATAAATATAAAAAAGATGCATTTAATGTAGTAGTAGAACCGAGAAAATATAGAGGAGCAGAAAATTTAAATCAAATAGGAGAAAAGAATGGATTAACAAGAGATGATACACTTGTTAATCAATTTATATATTCAGATTTTAATAGACTGCCGCCGAGTTTTGTTAAAAATGATTATGAAGAAGGATATTCATTTATGCCACCAAAAGATTGGTTTCCGATTCCAGTATATCCCCCGATTTGTTCGAGTAGCCGATCGTGCTTAGTGCAACCGGTATATACTGATGATAGCACAATGAATTTAAAAGATTGGAAAGAAACACAAAGAATAATAACTGATAATATTAATACTGATTTTATTAAAGAAGTATTAAATAATTCTCAATAAATTATAATTTTTTAATTAATGCTTTTGGATAAATCATGTGATAAAATATATGATTTATCCAAAAGCACTAATTAAAAAAAATTATAATTTTTTAATTAATGCTTTTGGATAAATCATGCGATAAAATATATGATTTATCCAAAAGCACTAATTAAAAAAAATTATAATTTTTTAATTAATGCTTTTGGATAAATCATGTGATAAAATACATGATTGCGCCATACATAAGATAAATTTATTATTTCATCTAAACTTAATTTTGAATTTTTTATTTTATTAGAAATATATTCAATTCTTTGTAAATATATTTCATTGCTTTCATCATCTTTTTTTTGAATTGTTTTTGCACTAAACATTTTATTTGTGTATATTAATATATATTAAATATACAAATTTCAAATTTTTTGATAAAACTATAAATGAGTTATTAAATTCATAATCATTCTATAAAACTAATATATAAATGGATGTTAAATTTATTATCATTTTAGTAGTTATAACTGTTGCTATTTTTATACTTTCACAATTAATTAATAGTTTTAAAAATTCAGTTGAAGAAAAATTAGAAAATAATGAAAATTTAATTCAAAAACAACATACCGAACTTGTTGAATTATTAAAAAAAGAATTAGCAGCTAGTTATAATAAATATAAATCAAGCACAAATGATATGATACAACAATTTCGTATTATGAATAGTATCGAAAAGCAGCATATAACGATGCTATCGGATGATTATGTTGAAATGGAAACTGAAAATGCTAATATTGTCATGAGTTCAAATGGTATAAATTGCACTGATGCATCTAAAGAACCAACTAAATTATATATGAGTGAGACAACCGGCACAAATAATGTTGAATATATAACATCTCGAAATATTCATTCATGTTCTAATTCAAGTTCTAATAAATCACAACGTTTTTCTCAAAATTTTCATGAAAAAATGCATGCAAAAAATTCTCAAGAAAATTCGCAAGAAAAGTCTCAAAATAAATCTCAAAATAAATTACAAAAAATATCACAAGAAAAATCACAAAAAATATCACAAGAAAAATCACAAGAAAAATCACAAGAAAAATCACAAGAAATATCACAAGAAAAATCACAAGAAAATTCACAAGAAAATTCACAAGATAATTCACAAGATAATTCACAAGATAATTCACAAGAAAATTCACAAGAAATATCACAAGAAATATCACAAGAAATAACATTGGGAGGAAAAAATAAAGGGGATGTTGTAATATTAAAAACAGGTAAAAACACAGTTGTTGATGATTTATCATTAGCGACAAATGATGTAAAATTAATGACAATTAATAATTATACAAAATCAACACTTGAAGAAATGGCAAAAGAACATAATATAGAAATACCACCAAAAGCGACAAAAAATATTATATATGCGAAATTAAAAGAATTAATGATTTAATTTTTCATACATTTTGTGGGACAATTTTGAGTGGGATAACCATTATAATTAGAATATATATCACGACAATTATTTTTCATCATACTATTTGTGGTTGTAGCACGAAAATCATTACAATAAACATTACAACCAGGAGCGGGGATTACATTATTATATGCTAATAATTCAGCATTATTATAAATACTTGTTGTTCGTGTAATTGGAGCTTTATGATAACATTTTTTTTTCGGGTGACAGTATTTAGTTGATTTTAGATTATTCCATTCATAATCTAAAATTTTTTCTCCATTATTATATCGAAATTCTCTTGCTTGATTTTCACTTAATAAACAATTTTTGTCTCTGAATATTTCTTCTCTTACTTGTGAAGAACGATAGTCAGTAAATAATCTACCATCACTCATCATTGCAGGGCAGTCTGTAAAGTAATTATCCATGTTATATTATATTAATATAAATTTTATTCTTGGAATATATAGATAATATGAGTAAAAATTATATTCCAATGCCCCCAAGAACTTTTATATTGCCATCATCAACAAAAACTATAACGCGTGAACAAGATAAGAAAGATATAACTGAACAATATAAAACAGATATAATTTTTAAAAGTATTATTGAAGGCAGTTATGCACAAATTCTTGCTAAACTTACTGAAATGCATATAAATCTTAATATAACTGATACAAATGGTGATTCAATTTTACATGTTATTTTGCAAAATAAAAATTTAAGTTCTGATAGTGCATACAATCTAATTAAAAAATTAGTAACAAAAGGTATTCCAGTTGGATTAATAAATAATCAAGGATTCTCTCCATTACATTTAGCAGCAAAAAATGGAAATTTAAAAGTTGTTAAATTATTATTAGACAATAAAGAAAATATAAATAGAAAAGATAAAAATGGAATGACTCCATTAATTTATGCTATGATACCAGATAGAGTCGTTTGTGAAGTGAAAAAATCAAAATATAAAATACCAATCGGAAAAGATAATAATGAATTAATAGAGTTATTTAACAGTTATAAAAATAATGAAACAATAAAAAATATATATACAATATTATTTAAGTTAATAACAGATTATTTCGACAAAGAAAATATAACTAAATTTGAAAAAGAAAAAATTATAAAAAGTATTACTGAAAATAAAATTACTGAAGAGGATTGTAAAGAATTATTAAAAGAAAGTGAAATAATAACAGATACAACAAAAGAAAATCTAGAGATAGTAGAAGAAAAAAAAGATTCAACCGGCAAATCTATAATTGTTACTAAAGGAACAGAAAAAGCACCAATTATAACATTGTGTGAAAAAAAATTTAGTGAGACAAAAAATTATGAACACACAGATATTGATAAAATAATTGATGAATTAGAAGAACATTTAAAAGAACAACACAAAAATTTAATTCAAATGAGTAATTTTTTTAGTTATGTATTTGGATATGTGAATTTTTATATAAAAATTAAAAAAAATTCTGATTCGGTATATACAGAAATTAAAAGTCTATTAAAAGAGACTAAAACAAGCACAAATACTTATACAACTTTTGTTCTTGATTCTGAAAATCATATATATAAACATAAAACAGAAATAATCCCTGATTCATACGAGATAACCGCATTAGCACGCGGATTTCATGGCTATTTTACACGTCATTATAAAATGAATATAACATCATCAGGATTTAACACATTCATAGGTGGAAGTAAAAAAAATAAATATCATGATTTTGCAAATAATAAATATGATAAAAATATAATATCAGGTGGAAAACATGGAGATATTGGGTATTCTCATATTTTATTTGAATATGATGCTCAAATGCAAAATTGTCTTTATTATATTAAACACAATCAACAAATTATTAATTTTTATATAAATGAATATAAAAAAGGTAATAATGATGATGATGATGATAAGGATGATTCTAATATTATTAATAGTTGTTATATTATTGGTACTATGATTTTTAAATTTTATTTAATTTATAATCACTTTAAATCCATATATGATAAGATGTTAATTATTTATAATAAAATAGGTGAGAAATTAACTGATAAAGAAGTATCAGAGTTTAAAGATGTTCATACAAAATGCGCGAAAACTACACAAGATAAACAAAATGTACAATTTAGTGGTTTTACATATCATATTAGCGGTAATAAGGGATATTTTATTACGGACTCACATCACCTTACAAATTTAGATTTTTTATATTTAACTTCAACAAGTAAAATAAAAGATGTACTTAATAGAGGAGCACATATACAAAAAAATGAAAAGATATATAAAAATTTAACTGATTTATTAAAAATGCTTAATAAAACAATAAAATACCATAATACACTTAAAGGACTAAAATATCTATCACACATAAATAAAAATGAATTGAATTTTAAAATTGACGGCGTCTCATGTAAGGCATATGAATGGGAAACTCCAATATTTAATGATATAAAAAGTAATAAATTTATGAATACAGATATTAAATTTACAAAAGAAAAAGAAAATATATATAAATGGAATGAGTTCAAACAAAAATTATTTGAATTATGTTATGGTTTTGTCGAAAATAAATATAAAAAACCAACACCCCTCCCAAAATTTATCGAGAAATATTACAATAAAAATAGATATAGTAGTTATGAAACAGCAAAAGAAGTATTAAGTTCCTATTTTACCGACGATAAAGACAAGATTAAAAAAGAACTTGAAATTACTGATAGCATAGATAATTTTGATTTAGAACACGAAATATCTAAATCAAAGTTAAACAAATTTTACACAAACTCAAATATATTTAGATACAAGAATATTAATAGTTCAATTAGTGATGCTTGGGATTATATAACAGCGATAGACAGAAATATTGAATATAAATTTAATAGCTGCCAAAAAAATAGTATAGTTAATTTTTCTTTTAAAAATGATAATTTTATTTTATATTTTATTCGGTGTTATTTAATAGTAAAATTTAATGACTATAAATATAATCCACAAAATAAGATTGACGAGATTTTTGAAAAATCAATAATAAAATTTATTAATAAAATATTTGATGAAAAAACAGAATCCAAAAAAGATACAAGCAAAGAAGAAAAACCGACGATAGAACCTTTTGAAGATACAATAAATGACGATTATATTAAGGCAGTTAATAATGCGTTAGGATATTTAGCATATGATAATAAAAGTAATGTTACAATAGATAATTTTTATAAGATGCATGCAACTATTAATAAACAGCCAATAAATATTGGAAATGTTATTAAAGCATTTAAAGATAGTCGTAAGCTTAAAGATACGGATGCCCCAACTACTGAACAAAAAAGAGATTTAATAATTGAGATGATGAAATATAAAGGAAGAGCACATTATAACATCGAGGATGTTATGAAAGATTTTATATGTATTAATTATAAAGATGAAAAATCTGGATGGGTATATCATAAAATACTACCAGAAGATTTTAAGGGTTATGATTATATATTATGTTTTAGTACAGAGGAAGCAAAAACAAGTCTAAACGGTAAAGAAGATATTCCGTCTGAACAAAAAGTTATCCCCCATGTTGTTCAACCTGATGATATCCTAGATGCCGATATCTTTGATATAGATGATGTGGAGATTCTGGATCCATTATGTGATAAAATTCAGACAGAGATGTCAATAGATGATAGAATAAGAAGTGTTATTGAATTTGCTAGATCATTTGGTTATCAAAAAGCTTTATATGAATGGTTAAATAAAGATAATAACGGTGAAGAAAAAAAGGATGATTCTGAACCTGCGTCTGCTGCTGATCCTGTTCCTGATGCTGATGCTGCTGATGCTGATGCTGCTGCTGATGCTGCTGCTGATGCTGCTGCTGAGGAGGAACTGCGCAAAGAGGAACAGCGCAAAGAGGCACAGCGCAAAGAGGCTTTTGAAACATGGTATTATCCATTTGAACGAGCGCCGCATATTAATGATGTTAAAGAAATATTTGACTTAATACAATATGATACTGAATTAGTTAAAAGAGTGTTTGATTATTCAGAGGTTCTTGATATATATGAAGAAGAAAATATAATAAACCATATAAAGGCTAAAGGAGATAAAAAGGTTAAACAACCTGATGAATATACAAAAGAAAAAACAATAAATAAAATAATATATTATATAAGTAATTTAATAGAATTAAATAATATATTAAAAAATATATGGATTATAAAACAGAAAAATGGACAACCACAAAATTTTGAGTTAGATGATAATTCAATTAAGAACCTTAATAAAATTAAAGAGGAATTTAATAAAAGCAAAATTGAGGATAAAGATGGAAACAAAGATGACAGCAAAAGTGCGATTGGCCTTGAATTCAAAGATGACAAAGATAATAAAAATAAATATGGTGAATATGCAAAAAGTATAGCAGAAATTAAAATACACATAAATAAAATGACCAAGGATATAGAAAGTGTAAATGAAAAAATAACAGAAATATTTGATAATAGTGACGCTTATTATCAAGATAAAGTAGAAATACATCAAAAAATATATAAAGATATTAATTCATGTATTCAAAATATAAATAATCATATTAACACTATTGAGGGTGAATTAAATAAATTAATAATGCAGAGTTCGATTAATACTTTTACACCCTTGAAGATTTAAAATGCCGATTTTACTCAACAAAAAAAATATTCAAGGTTTGCCCGTTGCGGAGCGTGTAAATTATGATTTTGTTAAGGCGACAACCTCAACTGATTTTTTGGCTTTCTTTTGAACGACTTTTTTTATTTTTTCTTTTTTAGGTTTTTCTACTTTAATATTTTCATCTTTCTTTTCCCTACATAAATATTTTG